ACTAGGAGATATGCTCAAGTTGAACATTGAGGTATCCAAGTCTGGCGCAGCTAAGAAGAGCCTAGAAGAAATTACAGACGAGGAACTAGACCTAGAAATTGCACGAACAGCTAGAACAATATTACTAATAGACCCTAGGGAGGAAGATGACGGAACTTCCGAATGAGCCAAAGTCAGTGCCATCCGTATATAACGAACAGGCAACTGACCATGAAATCAAAGAGATGCGGGAGATGGTTGCCGAAAGGTCTAAGCGTCGCTCGGAGGCTCTTCGTCTATATGAACCGCTGCCATTTCAAGAGAGGTTCCATCAGTCAAATGCGAAAGAAGTTCTTATACAGGCTGGAAACCAAGTAGGTAAATCGCTGGTTGCATTTGCAGAAGATGCCAGAGCAGTAACCGGTCAGGACCCATATAATAAATACCCCAAGGAAAACGGGATACTTGTTTGTCTAGGCATGGATGAAGGTCACATTGGACGAACAATACATAAGTATCTGTTCCGTAAAGGTGCCTTTAAGATAATCAAAGATGAGGAAACAGGGCTTTGGCGTTCTTGGAAGCCTTGGAACGAAAGTGACTGGGCAAGAAAGGAATATGCTCAGCCAGCACCACCTTTGATTCCAGAGCGGTTTATAAAGAAGTTTGCGTGGAAGAAGCGTGCTCAGCATGTGTTTGAGATATGTGAACTTACTAATGGCTGGATAATATATGCGATGGGTTCTAAGGGTGATCCTGCACAGGGTTTTCAAGCAGACCTAGTTCATATTGATGAAGACCTCGAAAAGCCAGAATGGTATGACGAAATGATAGCTAGGCTCTCCATGCGAGATGGAAAGCTACGATGGTCTGCCCTGCCCCACGCAAAGAACGACGCACTGATTAATCTAACCGAGCGTGCCGAAGATGAGAAGAACATGGCTAATCCCTCAACTCTGGTAATAAGGGCTACGATATTTGACAACCCGTTCATGCCGGAGCAGGTCAAGCAAGAGAACATAAAGAGGTGGAAAGCTAAGGGAGATGATGAGTATCGAAAGCGTGCGTTAGGTGAGATGGTCACGGACAGCGTATTGATGTATCCTACATTTTCTAAAGATTTACATGGGTCCATAAGATTTGAAGAGCCACGCAATGCAGTTCAGAAGATACTCACAGAGAATGACGGAAATCCTCCACCCAATTGGGCAAGATACATGGTTGTTGACCCAGGTCATAGTGTCTGTGCTGTCACGTTTTGGGCAGTAACTCCACCAGAGCTAGGTGAGCACGTAATTGCATATGACGAGTTATATATGCAACAGTGTACGGCAGAAAAGTTTGGTGAAGCTGTAGCACATAAAGTTGGCGGCGACACATTCCAATCATTTATAATTGATGCTCATGGTGGTAGAATTAGAGAAATAGGAAGTGGTGTTCTACCTAGGCGACAGTACAGTCTACAATTAGAGAAACACGGTGTTCGAAGCATAGAAACTGGGTCTAACTTTCGTTCTGGTAGTGATGACATTGCCGGAAGAGAGATGAAACTTCGAGACTGGCTTAGCGTGGGACAGAATGGATCAACGAAGATGATGATAACTCTGCAAAGGTGTCCCAACCTTATCAGAGAATTCTATAGGTTTAAAAAGAAAATCATCAACGGGTTTGTTACGGATGACGGAAATCGTAGGGGTAATTGCCATGCAATTGAAACCTGTGAGTATGCAGCAGCTCATGGATTACCTTACGTAAAACCGGAAAACGGGATTAAAAAATTATCTATTGCTGGTAGAATAATAAAAGACAGAAATGCTCGGTCAGAACAAAGGAGCATTAACAAAAGAGTAGAGAGTGGTCGGTTCCATTCTTACATTAACCTTGGTCCTTCGGGAGATTAAAAATGACTGTATCCAATACAGAAACATTCGAGATGCCAGAAGTAGTTATCGGAACACCGGTAACCTTCTATACAACTGGAATGGTATCGGGTACGGAGCCACGGATAGGCTTTGTCGTGCGTATGTCACGGTCAGGTCGAAACTTAGTGCTTCGTGCCGCAGGCGGTGGTTACTATGAGTCAGTAAGACACATAGATGACCCTAAACTAAAGATTAACTCTGACCATAGAGAAAATGGTGCGTGGGATTTTACAGAATACCACAAAGATGCACTGATGTCAGCAAGGGCTTTGGCTAAGCGACTTAACCGAATTGAAGAGGTTATGGGTCTTAGTGGACCGACTGAAGAGAAGGCAGAAAAAAAACCTGCTGAACCTCAAGAAGTCAGCTATAAGAGTCTACGTGAACAGGCGTTAGAACTAGGTATTGAGTTCAAAGGCAATCCTAAGCGACAATGGTTAGAAGAAAAAGTTGCAGTTCTAAGTTAAAAGGAAAATAGGCAATGCTAGATACGACGGATAATGCATCTCACCCGATGTCATCCATCTGCAAACAATGGATGCAGAAAATCAAGGATGCCAAGAAGGTAAAAAAGGAGAAGTTTGGTCAGTACGCTGACGAAGCTATGCGATTTTACGATGGCTCCCATGATTGGATGTGGAATGGTGAATATGCAAAATCCGACGGGGGATTCTTAGATAAGAATGCTCAAGGAGCAATGCCAAATTTCCGAATGACAGTGAACAGAGTGTTTGAGGCCGTGGCATTATTCGGCCCTGTGTTGTACCATCGTAACCCGACAGTACAAGTTACTCCTCGCATGGAGCCGGATATTGCCCCTCAAGCCCTCGGTATTACTATTGATGACCCTGCGTTAGCCCCTTATCTGGAAAAGTATGAAGAGCAGAAGGAAACTATCTCTGAGATAAAAAGAACTCATTCTAATGTTAAGAGTCACTATCTCAACTGGCTACAGCAAGAAACAAACAAGAAGGTGCAGTGTCGTCGTGCTGTAACAGAGGCAATCATAAAAGGAATGTCATTGTTGTGGACAGACTTGCACCAGCCAGATGGCTCTTCTTTAAGGCACCCCCTAAGTACCTATGGCTCTGTTGATGACTTAGTTATTGATCCTGATGCGGATTACTGGGAAGACATCACATGGATTGCTCGTCGTCGAGTTCACCCCGTGTGGAAGGCAGACAAAAAGTTTGACCTTCAAGGGCAGCTAATTGGAAACATGGAGTCCCTTAGTTCGCAAGGTGAAACCTATGCAGGTGGACGCAGTAAGACATCTGAAGAAAAGCGAAAGGGCAAGACACATGACCTTATCGAGTACTGGGAAGTCTATTCCAAGTGTGGGTTTGGCGACAAGTTAAAGCTGAAAGGCAATCAGGGCAAGAGCAGTACATATGAATGGGAGCAGTTTGGTGACTTTTGCTACCTAGCTGTTTGTGCAGATGTTCCTTATCCCTTAAACTTTCCTTCCTCGGACATGGAAACAAAGTCATTTGATGAAGCGTTTATGCAGGTTCAATGGCCTATTCCATATTGGACAGACGGTGGCTGGCCGTTTTCACGGTTACACTTTCATAACAAGCCAAAGGAAGTATGGCCAATCTCTTTAATCAAACCCGCAATCGGTGAGCTCCGATTTGTTAACTGGTGTATGTCATTCCTGGCAGACAAGGTTGCAGCATCTAGCACGACGTATGTGGCTATTGCTAAAGCAGCTGGAGCTGAGATACAAGACCAAATCAAATCAGGGCTAGGGCCGTACACTCATATTGAACTGAGTGATCTATTTGGTCAAAGTATTAAGGACGTAATCACGTTTCTCGATGCCCCACAATTCAATGTAGACATCTGGAATATGGTAGCACAGGTTCTGGAACTAATTGATAAACGGACTGGACTCACAGAATTGATGTATGGTCTATCAGGCCCTACACAAATTAGGAGTGCATCCGAGGCAGAGATTCGAAATCAGAATGTTTCCATACGTCCCGATGACATGAGCAGCCAAGTCGAGGATTGGCTAAGTGAATGCCTGATGAAGGAGATGGAAGCCGCTGAATGGGCTCTCACAGCAGACGATGTCGGTCCTGTCCTCGGTAGCACCGCTTCTATTATTTGGACGAAGCAAATCAAAAAGCAGCGATTCGAAAGAGTTGTTCGTGATTTTGATTATCGTGTAGAAGCTGGCTCAGCACGTAAGCCTAACAAGGTTAATCGTGTACGACAGCTTAACGAGTTTGCTCAGATTGCTATGCCTCAGTTGCAACAGTTTGCAGGCATGGGTATGGCAGGTCCATACAACGCTTTGATTGAAGACTGGGCAAAGGCAAATGACTTAGACCCTGCTCGATATATACTTGATATGGAGAAGGAAAAAGCTAAGCAGGAACCAGATCCAGCACAACAACAGCAACAACAGCAGATGCAGGCGCAGCAACAAGCTGAACAACAACAGGCTCAGGCACAACAGCAATCCGAGCAGCAAGCTCAACAGTTTGAGATGCAGCTTAAACAGTTAGACATGCAGGGCAAGCAGATGGACCTCCAAGGTAAACAGTTGGATGTTCAGTCTAAACGAGAACTACTGGAGATAGACAAGCAGAAGAAGCAAATGGAATTGGAATTCATGCGAGCTAAGAATCAGGAACAATAATGTCTTACGAACTATACAAGAAGCAATGTGAAGTAGCGGGTCCCGCACGATTAGCGTTTTATGAGAAGTTAATCAAAGAAGGGAACAACCCAGGATTTGCAGCTATGTTAGCATTGCAGTCCCCAGCAGGAACCAAGGGAACTGAGCGTGCATTCTTAGAGGGCATGCATGATTGGGCAGGTGACATGAATCCTGAGAACCGGAAGCTGCTATTTGAAAAAGCACACAAGGCTGGTGTCAGTACACAGGGCAAGAAGTATATCGGTGGATTAGGTAAGCCTGATGACCAAATGGCATGGGTATCCACAATGGATGACGTTAAGGCTGTGTGTAAAGAAAAAGGATACAGCTCTGAAGGGGCAGTGAATTACACAGCACCAGAACAAAAGTTCAAAAAGAAACGAATGGCTGAGGATGTGGTTGGCAGATTCATGCAAGAGGCGGTTGCCAAAGACCCAGCTATTCAGCATAACAAAAAGGCCATGAAGGAACTCCGAGCTAAGGTTGTTAAAAAACATTCGAAGGAGAATCTTAAATAATGCCAGACGATTACACACAAACGAATCTCCCGATTGGAGGAATGAGCACCGAGTTAGCACGCATGGCAGGAAAAACACCAGAAGAAATGCGTAGCTATATTCTGGCACATCCTGGAGAATATAGTGATGCTGAGTTTGGAAGTGCACAGCGAGCAGAAAATAAGATACGGTCAATGAACAGAAGAGAAAAAGAGCTACCACAACATAATGTAAGTAAAGAAAGGTTTTAACATGGCTTTTGAAGAAATGATGAATGACCCAGCGATAGTTGGAGGTCCACCACAAGGTCCGCCACAAGGGCCACAAATGGGAGGTCCACCACAAGGACAAATGGGAGGGCCACCACAAGGAATGAATCAACCAGGCGGGCCCAATCCAGAAGAAGTGATGGAGAAGATGATGCTTCTTCGAGACATTTTAGAGCAGCAGAAATTAGAGATAGACACTCGCACGGGAGTTAAAAGTGAGTCAGCTAAAATTGCCATGATGCCTGACATGAGAGGACCTACTGGC